TCTGGACCGTGTTCCAGGCCGTGGTCTCGGCGGTGGGTGGCTGATGTCGGCCGAAGGCCGCGAGCCATGAGAGCCGGGCCGCTGGACCGCCGCGTCACGCTGCAGCGGCCCACCGAGGTGCAGTCGGCCAGTGGCGAGGCGCAGGTAACCTGGGCCGACGAAGGCACCGTGTGGGCCGGCCGGCGCGACGTGCGCGCACGAGAATTCCTGGCGGGCCAGCAGACCAGCGCCGAGGTCGAGGCCATCTTCACCATCCGCTGGCGCGACGACGTCGGGCCGAAATGGCGCCTGCTGGAAGGCGGCAAGGCCTGGGACATCACCGGCATTGCGCAACTTGGCCGGCGCGATGGGCTAGAACTGCGCTGCGTGGCGGCCCTGGTGAGTCCATGATGGGCACTCAATCGCCGTGCGGCGCATCCGTGCCTTGGCTCGCCGCATGCGCGGCGTTCGGCTTCGCCTCGCGGCGCTGGGCGCCGTAAGCCGATGAAACTGGACGTGAAGATCGAGGGCGCCGACGCGATCCGCGAGGCGTTCCGCCAGCTGCCCGACGTGCTGGCGAAGAAGGTGATCGATGCGGCGCTGCGCAAGGGCGCGAAGGCCGTGCAGGACGACGCGCGGGCCGCCGCCGCGCAGTTCAAGAATCCACGCCCCAGCCGGAAGACCAGGCGCGGCAAGGGCGGCGTCTCGACGCCCTACGACTATGGCCGGCTGCGCGCCAACATCCGCATCGGCCGGCCGCGCCGCACGCCGAAGAACGCGAAGCCGCTGGACCCGAACGAACAGTGGATCGCTGTCGGCCTGGGAAACGCCTTCTGGGGCCGCTTCCTGGAATTCGGCACGAAGCGGCAGCGCCGCACGCCGTGGCTGACGCCGGTCGCGCAGCGCACGCTGCCGACGGCATTGCGGATCATCATCAAGGCCCTGCGCGACGACATCGAGCTGGTCGTCGCCAAGGAACTGCGCAGCAGCGTGCGCAGCGCCGGCCGCGGCCTGCGCCGCAGCCTGGGGGCGTGACCCAATGGCGGATCTGGCGGCGGCCTTGTTTGCACGGCTCTCGACCGATGCGGCCGTGGCGGCACTGGTCGCCCAGCGCATCTATCCCATCATCGCGCCGCAGGAAGCGGCCACGCCGTTCATCGTGCAGGCCCGCAGCAGCACGCAGCGCTTCACCGCGCTCAGCGGGCCGGGCGGGCTGGCCCAGGCGCGCGTGGAAATCAGCGCCTGGGCCGACACGTTCGATGCATGCCGTGCCCTGGCCGATGCGGTGCGCCTTGCCCTGGACGGGTTCAGCGGCAGCGCCGGCGGCGTGGTGATCCGCGCCAGCCGACTGGATGCCGAGCGCGACGACCGCAACGACGAAGCCGCATCGACGGGCCTGTTCGTCGCCGCCCTGGACTTCGTCATCACCTATGAGGAGGAGGCCTGAAGATGGCACTCGACACCACGCTGAAACTGCTGGTCGGCGCGACGCAGACCAAGGTCGCCGACCTTGCCACCGCATCCTTCCCGCTGGCCAAGACCTATGCCCTGGCGCTTGCCAGCGGCACAGGCGCCAACCAGGCCGACCGGCTGTTCAGCGACACGCGCACGCTGTCGGCCAGCAGCAGCGAGGATCTTGACCTTGCCGCGTCGCTGGCCGACGTGTTCGGCGCCACGCTGACCTTCGTCAAGGTCAAGGCGATCATCATCCGTGCCGACCCTGGCAACACCAACAACGTGATCGTTGGCGGCGCCGCCAGCAACCAGTTCGTCGGGCCGTTCGGCAGCGCCACGCACACCATCGCCATCGCGCCTGGCGGCTTCTTCGCGATCTGCCGCGGCGACGTCACCGGCTGGGGCGTTACGGCCGGCACGGGCGACCTGCTGAAGATCGCCAACAGCGGCAGCGGCAGCAGCGTGTCCTACGACATCATCATCATCGGCACGAGCGCGTAGCATGCGCGTCAGTGTGATCGAGGGCGACCCCGGTTACCGCGCGGATGCCGTGAAGTTCAAGCCGCTGCTCAATGGCGCCTTCGTCAAGGGCTGCTTCACCGCAGACGAGGAGGCGGGCGAGATGTGGTGCTACCGCCTGCACCCGGACGGTTCGTTCAACACCGACTGGCGCGGCAAGCCGGTCGTCCAGTTGCGGCGCGGCACCGTTCGTCTGGAAGGCCCGCGCTGAGGCCCTGCAAGTAAAGGAGACTGCCAATGTCCTACCCCACTGCTGCGCTCACGGCGCAGCTGACGCAGCTGCAGCGCGGCAACGGCGGCAGCCCCGAAGTGTTCTCCTCGGTCGGCGAGATCACCAACTTCTCGGGGCCGCAGGGCCAGGTGGCGACCATCGACGCCAGCACGCTGGAAAGCCTGGCGCGCGAGTTCCGGCCCGGCCTGCCGGACTACGGCGAGTTCGACTTCACCATCCGCTTCGTGCCCCAGAACACGGTACACCGCGCGGTGTGGGATGACTTCCAGAACCGGGTCGAGACGCGCAACTTCCGCCTGGTGCTGACCGACACGCCGGCCACCACCTTCGCCTTCACCGGCTTCATCTCGGCCTTCCAGATGGGCGGCCAGGTCGATGGCCTGATCGAGGCGCAGGTGAAGATCAAGATCACCGGCCTGGTAACGATTGTATGAGCGACGCCGTGATGCTCTCGCGCGCGGCGATCCTGGCCGCATCCGACCGCCCGCTGACCGGTCTCGACGTGCCGGAATGGGGCGGCACGGTCTTCATCCGCCCGCTGTCCGTCGCCCAGGCCGCGAAGATCACCGCGGCCGAGGAAAAGGGCCTGGCCAACGCCATGACGGTCGCGCTGGCGGTGGTCGACGACCAGGGCGCGCCCCTGTTCACCGAAGCCGATGTGCCCGCGCTGGCCGACCGCAACGCCGCCGTCGTGACGCGCATCGCGCTGGCCGTAATGGCGCATTCGCGGGGTCCGTCGCCGGGAAACTGAGCGGCCAGCCGGAACGGCGCTTCCTGTTCCGGCTGGCGCTTGCGCTGGGCCGCACCGTCGCGGAAATCGAGCACGGCATGACCGCGGCCGAGTTCGCCGAGTGGCAGGAATTCGACGCGCTGGAATGGATCGGCGAGCGCCGCGCCGACCTGCGCAGCGCCAACCTGGCCGCCCTGGTCGCCAACGTGAACCGCGACAGCAAGCGGCGGCCGAAGCCCTTCACCGCCATCGAGTTCATGCCCTTCGAACCCCAGCCGAAGCCTGACCCGGCCGAGGTCGCGAAGCGGCTGCGCGAGACCTTCGGCGCCATGGCCGCGCCACCCGCACCGCCACCCGGCGACTGAGGGCGCTGATCCCGGCGCGCAGCGCCGCGAGCCGAAGGCGAACGGCCGAATGGCCGAGGCAAGGCGCGGATGCGCCGCCCGCCGATTGAGGGCGCTGGAAGGAATCTCATGGCACAGACCGTCGGCAGCCTTCTGATCGATCTGCGCGCCGATGTCGCCTCGCTGCGCGCCGACATGGCGAAGGCGAACGCCATCATCGCCCAGCAGTCCGCCCAGATGAACAGCGCGCTGGGGAAACTCAGCAGCGGCTTCGCGGCGGTGGGCCGCGGTGCGGCGGCGCTGGTCGCGGTGGTCGGCGCCGGCCGGCTGCTGGAGTTCGGCAAGCAGGCGCTGGATGCCGCCGGCGGCCTGGGCGAGCTGGCCGAACAGCTGGGCATCGGCACCGATGCGCTTCAGGTCTGGCAGTTCGCCGCGGTGCAGTCTGGCCTGTCGACCGAGCAGCTGGAAGCCGGCATCTCGAAACTGTCGCGCACCATCGGCGAGGCCTCGGGCGGCAACAAGGAAGCGATCGACTCCTTCAAGAACCTCGGCATCCGCATCCTCGATGCCGGCGGCAACCTGCGCAGCACCGAAGACATCCTGGGCGACATCGCCGATGCGATCGCCGGCATCGATGATCCGGCCAAGCGTGCTTCGGCCGCGGTCGACTTCTTCGGCCGCAGCGGCCAGCGGCTTTTGCCAATCCTGTCGCAGGGGCGCGCCGGCCTGCGCGATTTCGAGGAACAGGCTCGGCGTGCAGGGGCAATTCTGACCCCGGAGCAGGCAAAGGCCGCAGATGATGCTGGCGATGCTATCGCCAGGCTGACGTTCCAATGGAGCAAGTTCGCCCAGACGCTGGCCGCCAGCGTGGCGCCGGCACTGTCCAGCGTGCTGGCGGGCCTGAACTCCCTGACCGAAGGCGCGCGCCGCCTGGGCTCGGCCGGCACGCTGCAGCAGCAGGTGGAAAGCGCGCAGCGTGACCTGGCGCAGTTCCAGGGACTGTTGCAACGCCAGGGCGGGCGCGGGATGCAGCCGAACGCGCAGCAGCAGGCCCAGCTGGCCGCATTGCAGGGGCGCCTCAACGCGGCCCTGGAAGCCCAGGCCGAGGCCGAACGCATCGGCGCCGGCTCGCGCGCGCCAGGGCCGCCGCCGGCCGGTGCGCGCAACCCCACGCCCACGCGCACAGGCGGCGAGCCGCGCGACGCGCTGGGCGATGCGCTGGCGAAACTCCGTATCCAGCAGGAGAACGAATTCGCCGACAGCCTTCAGCGCCAGCGCGACCTGCTGAACCCAATGGCGACGTTGCAGCGTGCCTACAACGACGAGATGCGGGCACTGACCGAGGCGCTGAACAGCACGAACCCGCAGCTGCACATCACCAATGAAGAATTCAACACGCTGGCCGCAGCGGCCGTCACGCGCCTGACCGAGAACATTGCCAAGCTGACGCCCGAGACCGAGAAGGCCAGCGAGACGATGGAAGCCTTCGGCCAGATCGTCTCCAGCGCCTTCGAGGATGCCATCCTGCGTGGCGAACGGCTGAGCGATGTGCTGAAAAGCCTCGCCCAGGACATGGCCCGCGTCATCCTGCGGCAGGCTGTGTTGAATCCGCTCGGCGAGGGTGTGAAGGGGCTGACTTCCAGCCTGGTCAGCAGCATCGCCAGCAGCCTGTTTCCGGTCGGGCCGAACACGGTTGCGGGCGGGGTGAGCGTCGCGGACCTGACCCGGCTGGGGCCGGCGCTGCCGGGCCGCGCGGAAGGCGGCCGCGTGAATCCCGGCGAGCCGTACATCGTGGGCGAGCGTCGGCCGGAACTGTTCGTGCCCGACGTGGCTGGCACCATCGTGCCTGATCTGATGGGCGCGTCGGGCGGTGTCACCAACGTCTTCCAGATCAACGCCCAGCACTCGCGCCTGTCGGCATCGGAGATGCGCGCCATCATCAACGCGGCGGTCGGCGAATCCCGTCTGATGGTGGTCGATGACGCCCGACGCGGCGGGTCGCGCAGCACGCAACTCCGCGGGCGGTAATGAGCACGATTGATTGGCCCACCGACCTGGTCCCGCAGACCGGGC